CGTAGTCAATGGATGGCTCCTATTGTGGATCGTTTTAACTATAATCGTCTAAATTATGAATGGACTACTGCATGGGGATGGCTCAGTGCAGTTCTACTATCCAGTCAACCATTTGAGCGCTATGGCGAAGAACTAACAGAAGATCAAAAGATTAAAATCATCACTTGGCTATTTGACAAGTGGGACAAGATGGGCAATAAGCAGACATACCGCACCGTTCGTGAAATGGCACAATATATTATCAACGAACCGGATAATTACTTGAACCGCTGGCAAAAGTTTGTGAGGAAATAAAATGGCTAAGAAGCAGATTATTGATATTGACGCCGAGTTTGAAGGCGTTGAGTTTGATGAAGTGGCTATCAATCGCGACACTTCATATAGAAAAAGACATGAAAATGTCGACTGGCACACTAATGTCAAAAAAGCAAATCAATTAAAACATCAAGATCCTGAATATAAAGAAAAATTAAAGCAAGGATTGGAAAGAATGCGATCGGCCCGTGGTTTCAAAGAAAAACATAAAATTGCAATACAAACAGCGAATGCTCTGCCTAAAGATTTGATTGTTAAAATTTTTACAGAATTCCACAATCCAAACAGAGAAGTTGACGACCAGACTTATAAGAAAGTGTTGTCGTCAACTTATAATATTACCATTGGTCATATTAACAAAATTTGCATGGCAAGAAGTTCATATGTAAAAGAATGCCTAGCCTTAACTGATAATGAAATTAACATAATTAAACAACAATATCTATCTAATAAACCAAAATATAAAGTTAGATCTTTTGGCATTGATGTTATGCACTTATATGAAAATTATTCCTATAGGTCTAAATTTTCTGTTCAACTAGTATGGGAAACCCGTTTTGGCAAATACAAAGGAATGAAACGAGCACAACTAGAAAAAGCATTAGGTATTCCATTAACTCGAGATGATGCCGATAGTTTTAAGAAATCGTATTCTTGGCTTACTAATACTAAAAGTGTAGAATTATTTGTAGGAGACTTCAACGCAGTTAGCAAACTATGTCCTTTGCCTACAAAAGAAGAAAAAATAAGGTTTATTAAAACAGGAAAATATCAAGGTTGTTTTGTTTTATATGAAAAATAAAATCATAGATATTGACGCTGAGTTTGAAGGCGTTGAGTTTGACGAAACTCTAATTAATCGCAGTCAAAGTGCTTATGCCAAACGAGGCAATAAACAATTTGGAGCTACAATGAGTAAAGTTGCTCAAACTCGAAATCAAGATCCTGCTTATAGACAAAATCTTAAAGAAGGCTGTATTAATAGAGATAATACCTATCAAGCTAAATCCAATGCTTGTGAAGAAACTCGCAGGAAAATTAGCGAAAGTCTCAAAGGTAAATCTAAATCACAAGATCATATCGATAAAGTCGCGGCTAAAACAAGAGAGCGTGCCAAACCAGTTATTGTCCCGTGGGGTGTATATCGATCGGGTAAACTTGCCGGAGATGCTTATAATAGAATCAATAATGTTAGCAATGGAAAGAACCGCGTAAGTGCCAATATCAAGAAAGGCACAGTTGGTTATAGGTTCATAAGTTTGGAGGAATACATTATGCTTACAAGCAGTGAAGATTAATTTCTCGTGCTAAATATATTACACAGACAGCGCAATGCATCTGTGAGCTGGTATATCCAGGGGTCGGCCAAAGCCCCGAGTATATCCTGTGTGTTAGATTATCCTGTAAATTAGGGTATATCAGCGGGAAAGCCCAATCAAATCGGTTGGGCTTTCTTTTTGGCTCAATTTTACCGATTTTCTTGCATAAAGTGCCCATTTCTGCTAATATAGATAAATAAAGTTGCAACAGGAGCGACTTTATGGAAATTGTTTTAACACAGGAACATCTAGACGAGATGCGAGAGATAATGATAGCATGTGATGCTTACAAGCGCCAAAATTTGAGCCAGCGTAGTTATTACACATGGATGGATTGGGCAATAAAAGCCGCTGAGCAGATCAATGACAACCATTTTGAAATAAATTCAGCAAAAAATACCTTTGCTTGGTTGGTGGATCAAGTGGAACATTGCCCGCCAGTAGCTGCCACTGAACTTGGTCAAAGTGTTTTGGGCTGGGCCAGCATGGCCAGTCAAGGTGCCATCACTTATGGCAGATTTATTCGTCAACAAAACTACAAAAAACTTTTTAACTGAATAAATAATAATACAGGAGCACACAATGTTAGATGGATTACCAATGAGTAGTTTAAGAGTCGATCAAAGGCGGCACTTAAAATTCGGCGGCGTTTTCTTAAAAGATAAACCAGATAGCTTTATTGAATGGGCTATAGAAAACTTCAATGAAAAAGATCGAGAAGTAATGATTGAGGAACGCAAATATAGAATCAATCATAAAATTTGGCAACGAGAAAACACAACAGAAGATCAGCAAAATCGCCTACATGAAACTAACATTAAACTGTTCCTGCGAGATAAAGGCATAACAAAAAGAATTCTAGAGCAACATCCAAGGCCCAGTGATGTTGCTCTGTTAGTAGATATACAACGCAGTGATGCTTATCAATATTTCACCAAAGATGAAATAGTTAAATTTAACTGTATTAGAGCAAGAGTAGCAGCCATGCGTGAAATCAGTGAATTTGAATTCAAAGTCTTGGAAAAGTTCTTGCTAAATGCAGATAGAATAATGAGCAGACGGCAACCAAAGAACAAAAAGAAAAACCGACATGCGAGATGGAAAGATAAACAGGCCGCTCGCAATAAATTAAAAAACAAATATAAAGCTCAGGCATAAACTTAGGCATAATATAGGCTCGGTGGCACCGCACCTCATCAAAACAGGAAAATCTCTATCAAGATAATGACGGTAAAGGGTAGAGCATTGCACAGTCATTTATAGCGGCTGTGAACAACAATGGCGCCGGAGTAGGGAATTCACCATTCCCGGGAGTTACATAGCCAAGCGTCTCCCGCTGAAAAGTTACTGCTATAAATCCTATAGGTGATATTTGCAATAGCAATTATTCTATTGGAGCCCGGATTGCAAATATGATTTTTTTTAACGGAAATCATATTTGCCGTCCTACGGCTCCAATTGCAGTAGTTCTTATCGCAAATATAATTTATTTCATCTGTAATCTATAATTGCTCTTTGAAAGAAATAAAAAAGAAACTAATTGCAAAACGAAATCAATAAACGAAGCGCAAGCGTAGTGATTGATGAGTTTTAAGTCCTTTAGGACTTGTAAATCCCCTATCATTAAGCACTAATATATTTCTTCCTGATAAATAAATGTAAGGAGATGAAATGGCTTACATACCAGGAGAAATAGAGCTGTTCAGTGAACTTTGGACTATTAGAGCCGGCACTGACAAAGAACTCACAAATAATCACGGCATGTGTTATTCAGATAGCTGTGAAATTATTTTTAATCCCAATACCACTTGGGATAATATATTGCATACAGTTTTACATGAACTCATACATGCAATAGAAACCAAAACACATCTGGACCTAACTGAACGACAAGTAGATGTCATGGCTTTGGGTCTGATACATTTGTTTAGACAAAATCCCCAATTACTGGAGTTATTTGATGCCCAACAGAGGTAAAGATAAGCCGCCCAATCAAACTATGGGCACTTGGAGTTGGAACACAGCCAGTTTCCAAGCAAAATACCAAGAACAAAGTGAACTGGCCTGTTGGATTTGGCAGGGAAGTGCTGGACCCAATGGCGCACTATTTGGCGCTTATCGCAATCAACAAGCACAAATGACACAGGCAAGAAGAATTGCTTGGATGCAACATACAAATCAACCAGTGGATCTACTGCAAATCAAAATGACCTGCAGAAATAAAATGTGTGTAAATCCACATCACATGATATCACTGCCCAACAATAGGATTCGACATGACTGAATATAGACTAGCAGATTATCGCTATAGAGAATTAGAACCAAATCTTGCACATGCCATTAGACATATTGTGCGTAGATACAGCGACAGCAATGGCTACGACCATGAATTTGAATATTACTGGGCCAAGTTCTCAGATGCAAGTTGGTTATTGGCTGTTCTAGACAACTCAGAAGCCTGTGAGGTATTATACAATGGCAAGGCCTAAGCCAGATATACTACTAAGAGATCTACAAGCAAAAGAAACCATGGAGATCCTGGCCAGCCCAGGTATTTGGTTTGTGCTTTATCAAGGTAGACCTATAGCTATAACTAGACGATCATGGACAGCTCAAGGAGAACTGGTAAAGTATCCACGCACAGGTTTTAACAATCCTGCACATGCTTATAAGCTAGCAGAGAGACTGAATCAAAGATTCATGACAAACCAGTTTACCGTTTTGGAGGTTAAATAAATGAGATATGGACAAATAAATGTTTATGGGGGATCGGCACCCCAACAACCATGGCCCAATACTGAAACAACACCAGTTATAGTCAAAGAAGATTATCAACTACAAGTGACAAAAACTTGGATTGGTGATCAATGGCAAATTAAAATAGATAGAACCATTGGCACAGAACTATATCAATTAGAACTTTACTTGTCAGGAGATGAGTTAACAAAATTTAAGGCTGCATTATGAAACTTCCAGAAACCATAGCCACAGAACATGAACTACTCAAACAAAGAGTTAGATTTTATACACTGATCAATGGTTATCTTAGCGCCGGCTTTTTTGCAATATCGGCGTATATAATTTACCGTATAGTAGGATTATTTTAATGCATAGTATAGAATATCCAGAAAGAAAACAACCCAAGATTGGAGAGAAAATAGTTACGGGATTAATTATCGGCCGTGACAAAAAAGTAATTCCACAGAGTGAAGTAGAACACTTAGCCAGTCTAGGCTGCACAGATAGAGATATAGCACAGTATTATGCTATCAGTGAATCAACATTACGATACAATTTTAGCTCCGAACTGGTAAAAGGGAGACATCAACTAAAAACCAGTTTGAGACAAAAGCAAATTCAAGTGGCACTTGAAGGCAACCCAACAATGCTTATATGGTTAGGTCGTAACATATTAAGTCAAAACGAAAACGGCATTATGAGCGATGATAAGCGTCCATTACCCTGGACTGACGACGAGGATGATGAAGTTATCACAGATGATGAAGTCACAGATGATATAGATGCCGCTGAGTAATCCACAAAAGATAATTTGTGAGGCACCTTTTAGATTCCGTGTAGCAGTATGCGGTCGTCGTTTTGGCAAGACTCATGTAGCAATACGAGAACTCGCGAGGTTTGCATCACAGCCCGATAAGACTTGCTGGTATCTAACAGGAAGCAGGCAGCAGGCCAAGTCCTTGGTATGGACCAAGTTAAAGAAAAAGTTGAGAAAACTTAATTGGATTCAAACTACCAATGAAAGTGAGCTCAGCATTGAACTGATTAATGGTAGTAAAATCTGTCTTAAGAGTGCAGAGCAAGGTGATAATCTGCGTGGTGAAAGTTTAACATTCTTAGTCATTGACGAATTTGCAGACATAGATCTAGATGAGATATGGAATCAAATACTTAGACCCGCACTCAGCGATCAAAAAGGTCATGCACTTTTTTTGGGGACGCCTAAGGCTGGTAATCAAACTGCCCGTGACTTATACGACAATGCATTAGTTAAAAAGAATTGGGTTAGCTTTAGTTTTACTACAATCGACGGTGGATTCGTCGATGAGGAAGAAATAGCACAAGCCCGGCAAGATTTAAGTCCTAAGGTATTTGCACAAGAATATCTTGCATCATGGGAAAACTTTGCCGGTGTTATCATGTATGATTTCGGCGAACATAATATTAAGGAAGTTAAACCTCCCACTGCAAATGAACCATTAGTAGTAGGCATGGACTTTAACATCACGCCCTTGGTTTGCCAGATAGGCCGACACACAAAAACTGGCATTGAAATATTCGATGAAATAGTATTAGAAAATTCAAATACTAATGAAGTCTCCATGGAGTTACGAAATCGCTATCCTACTCAGCCTATTACTGTGTTTCCGGATCCTGCGGGAGGTGCAAGAAAAACCAGTGCCAATGGTAATACAGACATTAAGATTCTAGAAATGGCTGGTTTTACTACACGATATCATCGCAGTCATCCATTAGTTAAAGATAGAATAAATGCTTGTAATAGTTTATTCTTTAAGAGAGAAGATGGATCTACGCGATTTACAATAGATCCCAAATGCAAATATACAATTAAGAGTCTTAAGAATTGGACCTATAAAGAAGGCACAATGATTCCCTCTAAGAATGAAGGACAAGACTGGAGCCACGCTTGCGATAGCCTAGGCTATCTCATTGAATATTTGTTCCCTATACAGAAACCTATAGTAGCAAAAGTGCCGCAACGATTCGGCCACGCTTTGGCTGCATAAATATACTAATTATTGGAGTCATAATACATGGCAGAAATTACACTACAACAGGCCTACCAAAGCGCCGTTGCAACGAACTATTTGTATAACAGAAATAGAGATCGTTGGCAATTCTTAATGGATTCATATCAAGGCGGTGAAGACTATCGCAATGGTGCTTACCTACAGCGTTATGCACTGGAAAACGACAAAGAATATAGTCTGCGTCTAACAAATACACCTTTAGATAATCAATGTAAAAGTCTAATCAGTCTTTATATCAGTTTCTTGTTTAGAGATGATGCCAGCAGAGATTTTGGTAGTTTAGATGAACATCCCATGGTGGAAAGCATACTAGAAGATGCAGACCTAGATGGACGCAGTATGAGTGCATTCATGAAAGATGTGGCAATATGGGCCAGCGTATTTGGACATTGCTGGATCTGCGTGGCCAAACCTAATGTGGAAGCCGCCAGTCTAGCAGATGAACTAGCACAAGGTGTTCGTCCTTATCTATCAATGTATGTTCCATTGGCTGTTACAGATTGGACATGGGAGCGTCAACCTAATGGTGGTTATGCACTTAGCTATATCAAATTGCTAGAAGAAATCAATGATACAGAAACTAGAGTTGTAGAATGGACTCGCGAGTTTATCACTACCACAGTTATCAATGTAAAGAATAAAGAAGCTGTTAATTTTTATGTTGAACCTAATGGACTAGGTCGTTTGCCTTTTATCTGCGCTTATGCAGAACGCAGTCCTGTTCGTGGTTTGGGTTCAAGTTTAATCTCAGATATTGCCGATCAACAGCGTATGATTTACAATGAACTCAGTGAAGTTTATGACAGCATTAGATTGGATACACACCCAAGTCTTGTTGCCACCGAAGCAGTTAATACTACAGGTGCGGCAGCTGGACAAGTTATCACCATGCCGGAAAACATGGATCCACAATTGAAGCCATATGTGCTACAATTCCAAGGTGGTCAAATCAGCAGTATCTATGACAGCATCAATAATCGCGTTAAGATGATTGACAGTATGGGCAATGTAGGTTCAGTTCGTGCCACAGAAAGTAGGGAAATGTCAGGTCTGGCTATTTCTGTGGAATTTCAACTTTTGAACGCCCGCCTATCAAGTATTGCTGATAACCTTGAATTAGCTGAAGAACAAATTTGGCAAGAAATCTGCACATACCTAGGCATGGAGTGGGATGGCATAATTGAATATCCCAGCAACTTTGCACTACACAATATTGACAATGAGCTAGACCAATTGGCCAAGATGAAACAATTAAGCACACGCCCAGAAATCCAATTGGAAGTTGACAAGCGTATTGCTGAAATTCTAGATATAGAAATGTTAGAACAACAGTTAGGCACAGAAGTTGAAGAAGGTGAACAACCCATGGGTTACACAGCACACAACATGATGAATGCAGAAGGATTGGTTATGTGGGTGGAGACACCGGAAGAAGAAGCCAATGCAATAGCCGCAGGCTATACACAAATGGTTTGAAACGAATAAATAAACATAAGGAGAATGATTTCTCCATTACATTTTACTCTTAGAGAGGTGCGTTTACGATGAGCGATAATACATCGGCTACAACAGAGACTACTGAGGTCTCCACAGAAACAACTCAGGCAACGAAGACATTTACGCAAGATGAAGTCAATGCGATCTTGGCCAAAACTAAAACGCAATTAGAGCGTAAGTTTGCGTCAAAATACGAAGACTTAGGTGATCCTGAAGAACTTAGAACTATTGTCAGTCAATACAATAAGACTCGAGAGGAACAAGCTATCAAGCGTGGTGAATTCGAAAAAGTGCTACAGGAAAAGTTAGCGGCACGAGACGCTGAAATTTCCAAGCGCGACAAAATTATTGAGGAATTCCGATTGAACACTCCCATATTGGACGCGGCCGCAAGATTTCGTGCAGTTGCACCGGATCAAGTTAAAGCTCTCATTAGAAATAATGTGCGCCTAAACCCAGAAGGTGAACCCGAAGTCATCGATCGCGAAGGTAAGGTGAGGTATGACGATGCAGGTCGTCCATTATCAGTAGATTCTTTTGTTCAAGAGTTCTTGCAACAAAATCCACACTTTGTTCAACCAACACCCTCTACCACTGCAACACGCAGTAATTTGGGTGGTGCAAAAATTGATAAACTCGATGTCGCCAAACTGGACATGAAAAATCCAGAGCACAGAAAACTCTATGCGGAATATAGAAAATCCGCTGGAATTGTTTAATTAAAGGAAATTAAAAATGGCTGGTTCTACCACTACTACATTAAACGATCTATTGCCTAGCATTGTTGCTGAGGCTATGTTCGTAGCAGGCGAGCGTTCTATTATGCGCGGCCTAGTTAAAAATTACGCTTTGGCTCCAGGTCAAGGCAAAACTGTTACAGTTCCTATCTATCCTCTTCAAACTGCCGCTGGCGTTACTGAAGGTGACGAAGTTAGCAACACAGCAGTATCTACAAGCGGTGCAACATTGACTGTTAGCACAGCCGCTATCCGCACTTTGGTTACTGACCTTGCTGTTGCTTCTAGCGCAAGCAATGTTGTTGCTGACCTAGGTCGTTTATTCGGTGAAGCTATCGCTCGCAAAGTTGACGCCGACTTGATGGCCCTATTCAGTGGTTTCTCCGCTGGTGTTGGTGCCGCTGACGCCGCTCTAAGCGCCGCAACAATTGCCAAAGCAGCCGCTACATTGCGTGCCGCTGGCGTTCCTGCTACTGACTTAGCATGTGTTGTTAACCCTTATGTTGCTTATGACCTTAAGGCTAACTTAACAAACACATTTGCTAACCCAAATGCAGGTATGATCCAAAACGAAGCAATGGCAACAGGTTATGTTGGTTCATTGTTCGGTATCCCAGTTTATGAGTCTAGCCTAATTGCTGACACAGGAACAGCTGGTGATTATGTTGGTGCTGTTTTCCACCGCGAAGCTCTAGGTTTAGCTACCGTCGGTGACATCAACATCGAAACTCAGCGTCGTGCTAGCTACTTAGGCACTGATGTTGTTGCTTCTATGCACTATGGCGTAGGCGAACTATATGATGGCTACGGCGTAAAAGTTACTGCCGACAGTTCCATTCTTTAATCACTAAAGGGAGATCACGATGGCTTTTAACTACAACGGTTCTACTTTTGTATCATTTGCTGTTTATGCTGATGTCGTCCAGCGTGACTCTCGCCTATTTGAAGCAAACGAGGTAATCAATGACTCGACACTGATCGATGCCATGTTGACTTTAAGTAGTCAGCGTATCTTAACTAAAATTAAGAATAGTGATTGGTGGGCTTCTTATAACTTTGATCGTAATGTTGCTTTGCAAAGAGATGTAAGACAACTTCCTGATGTAGACCCCGACAAAATCGATGCGATGCAACAGGAATTTAAAGACATGAATATCTATCATGCGCTTTATGAATACATCCTTCCCAAGGTAGCAGATTTTGGTAATGAAACCAGTGCGGAAGTCGTTAAGATCAAGCACTACAAAGACCAATTCGACATGTTATATAAAGAAGTCATTGAAGCAGGCAGCTGGTATGATTTCGATGGCGACAACGCTATTGAAACTACTGAAAAAGCTCCCAGCATCGTTAACCGTGTGAGAATTAGATAATGCGTAGCCAATTGATTACATACATGACTAATAATATGCCCAGTGCTTTTAAGGTCAGCCAAGAATTACCATTCGATGAGGGTGGCAATCCTTTGTTCCGCAAAAACATGAAGCGTTTTTATTTAGGCAATGCGCAGGTAGAGACTACAGTTCTACAGGCAATTATCAATGGTAACGATGTTATGGAAACTCGCACAACAGTTTTCGCTTACCTAGCAGTAGATGCTAAGAATAGGCCAAGTGATTTAGACACAGCACTCAGTGTAATGGCTAACGCCAGGACACAAAGTGGTATAAGCAATTCATTTAGAAATGAGTTTACTTACACTACTGAAATAGACGAAGGTGTAGAGATTTACACATTCGAGTATAATTTCTACACGATAGCATAAAGGAAAAAAAATGGCATACATTAACGCAGCCTCTAGTGCAGACTTCGTAAGAGTCCTAGTTCGCATTAATGACGGTTCTGCTCCTGCAGAGGCCGACTTCCACAGCAGTGGCACAGCAACTAGCGGCACTTTAGAAGTTCCCGCCCTACAAGATATCACAATCACCAATACTCCAAGCACATTTCGCTGGAAACAATTGGATACAGCTTCCGAGAAAGTTGTTACAAGTGTTAGCACCAACAGCATCAGCGGCACATTGGTTCTAGATCCAACTACATTCTTCGGAACAGTTGGCACTAGCCCATATGACGCAGTTGAAAAAGGTATCTTTAACTTGTCTAACGAAAAGACTAAAGTCGATTTCTTAATCGGCCTATCTGGTCTTTCTACTGGTGACCGTTACATTATGGGTAGCGGCTACTTCAGTGGCGTTGCACCTCAAGTTAGTGCAGACAGTCCAGTTTGGACCTCAAGCATTAGCATTGAAGTTGACGGTGACTTCACAGCTGGCACAGCGACCTAATCAGTCCTGTGTATAACGACAGGCACCTTCGGGTGCCTTTCTTATGGCTAAATATTACTGGGAGATATTTGTTTTTATGTTATTTGATGATAAACCAGTGGAGGTCATATTAAAAAGCCTCGAGGGCGAAGTAGCAAAAGCCCTTAGCGAACTGAGATGCGCTAAAAACGATTTGAGCCAGTGTGAAAATAGACTGAAGTTTATTCTAGCCACTGTGCATTACCTAAAGAGCCGTAACGATAAGGAGATATGAAATGGCAAAATCACTAACACAACTGGCTGCAAAGCCGCAACTAATTAAGATTGTTCTAGATTCCTCAGAGATTGTAGAACAGTATGGCGAAGAACTTGAGTTCTATATTTGGGATCGCCAACCCATTGCAAAGTTCATGAGCATTGCTAGCACAATGAACAGCAACTATACCGAAGCAGTCAGTATGATGAATGACTTGATCTTAGATGAAGAAGGTCAACCTGTTTGTCGCGATGGTATGGTGCTGCCTAGCACAGTAATGAGTTTTGCAATTCAAAAGGTTATTGAACATTTGGGAAAGTAACAAACGAAGAGATCGATGAGCATAGTCAGGAATTTAAGTTCTTGATTATGCTGGATCAAATGGCAGAGCGATATGGCAAGTTGCCCAGTGAATTGATAGAGCATGCCACAACAGTAGATCTCTTCGTATATGATACAAGTGTAAGTTATAGGAATTTATTAGAGCGTAGAAGTAGAGGCGAAAAAGACGAAATACCACAAGAAGTGTTATTGAAGAAATGGGAACAGTATAAAGATGCTAAAGGCAAAAGTAACAAGTGATATCAAGCAGGAAATGGCAGCTTACTCAAAGGTGGCTGCACAAGTTGCAAAACGCAGTTATGAATACTTTAAGAGCATAACTCCTATACAGTCAGGTAATGCTCGTCGAAATACCCGACTCAATGACACAACCATTGAAGCCAATTACAGTTATGCTGACAAATTAGATAGTGGTTCAAGTCGCCAAGCACCAAAAGGCATGACCGAGCCCACTGTTAAAAAGATGGACAAATATCTTGAAGAGGAATTCAAGAAGATTAGATAAGGATAAGATATGGCCGGTATTAAAGTTGCATTAGAGTTAGATGACCGCAAGTATCAACAAGCGTTGAAAAACGCAACTACCGCGGCAGAAAACTTTGCAAAGACTGTAAATTCCAGTGCGGCTAGTGCAGGTGGCGCCATGGCCACTCTGGCAGGTAGATTAGATACTGTTAATTCGGCAATGAGCCGTATGGGCACATTTGCAGATGCTGCCACCAGTAGAATGTCTAGTTTGGCCACAGCGATCGCCGGCGTAGGTCTTGCGGCATTTGTTGGTAATCTATTACAAAGCGCCAGTGCTATTAAAGACATTGGTGAAAGTTTTGGCATTACAACACAGCGAGCAGTTGAATTAGACGCAGGTTTTACAAGAGCAGGTCGAAGCACAGACCAATTGAATACTGCTATGGCTACATTTGCCGGCACTATTGAAGCGGCTCGTGGTGGTAGTGCAAAAGCGCAAGTCACGCTGGAAAAACTAGGCTTAACAGCTCAAGATGTTGCTCCGGGTGCAGAATTTACAACAGGTTTTGAAAAAGCCGCAAGAGCCATGGCCAGTGCCAATGGCAGCACAGAATTATTAACAGCCAGCTATGATGCATTCGGTAAAGCCGCAAAAGGCCTAATCTGGAGTGATGTTGTAGATGGTATGGAAAGTGCTCGTAGTAAAAGTGGCGAACTTGCGGGCAATGTAGAAAAACTAGATGCCGCACAAAAGTCTCTAGAGATCAGTGCAAAAAATATTAAAAATGCATTTATCAACATACTAGGACCAGCCGCAGAACAGTTTGCTGAATTAATGAAGAATGCCGATACTGCTCGTATTGCAGTAGCTGGACTTGGTGCCGCAATGGCCATTGTAGCCAGCGGTGCAATCATTAATGGTATCAAAGCATTACTAGGCGTTGTGGCTAGTTTGGCAGGTGCATTTGGATTAAGTGCAGTAGCAACCACAGCAGAAACTACAGCATTGGCTGCAAACACATCAACCTTGGCAGCTAACAATGCACTTAGAGCACAAGGTTTGGCAGCTCGTGTAGCCAGTCTAGAAGCCAGTATTGCCACTGCTCGAGCTACTCAAGCAGAAGCAGTCAGTGCCGCAGAATTAGCAGCCTCGCAAGCAGTATTAGAAAGAACAACATGGCGTTTGGTAGTTGCTAAAGGTGCGCTAGCAGAAGCAACAGGCGCCAGCACAATAGGAACAACAGCACAAGCAGGAGCCACAGCAGCCGCAGGCACAGCAGCCGCGGGTGCCGCAGGTGGATTTGCCGCATTTACCGCAGCCGTATTGGCCGCACTAAAGGCTATAACATTATTTCTAGCTAGAGTTGCAGTTATTGCCACAGTGGTAATTGGTATCAATGAAGCAGTCAAAGCGGCATTTGATGTCGATCCAATTGACTTCTTTGCAACAAAACTAGAATCATTAGTAAAAGATAATTTCCCGGCACTATACGCGGCACTGGAAAAAATTGGTAATTGGTTTGGCATGGCGCCTGGCAAGTTAAATGACATGGGCAAGGCTGCTAACCAAACAGCAGAAACATTCAAGCGACTAGGCATAAGTCCCAGCGGTGTAGAAGGTGGTAGAGGCACAGTTAATCCTCCCACAGTAGGCAGCGCAGCCGCAGCCGCTACAGGCGATGGTGGTGAAACAAAATGGCTCAAACCATGGCTAGCACAAGAAGCCGCGCTTAAGAGTCAATACGATTTACAAAAACTGCAAAATGAAGAAGCACAAAAGCGTCTAGCATTACAGGTCCAATTGGTTGGTTTAGGTGAAGCAGAAAAGACAGCACGCCTAGCTACATTCGATGCTGAAAGCAAGCGCACAATAGAAATTGCAAAACAGCGAGCAGACATTGCCAAGATGGAATTGCAAATTAGTCAAGGTGGAGAAGAAGCCGCTAAGACTTATGGCGGACAGTTAAAGATCATGAAGGATCAATTGGCTGTAATGCAAAATCAAAAGGACAGCACAGCAGCCAACACAGCAGAACTTGCTCGACAAAATGATTTATTGGCCATGAGCAAAGTGTTCATTGAAATGCAGGCCAAAGCTAAACAGCAGGTCAAAGATATTGACAGCGCCATTGCAGATTTCAATCGCAGTGAAGATGAACGCAAACTTGCCGCGATACAAAAACAAATCGATGCAGAAGCAGAACTTGCAATCAAGAAGCGTCAGGATCAACTAGGTAATGTTCCTATCAGCGAACAAGAACGCTTGGATATTATCAAGAAGACCACAGATGCATATGATCCATTAATTGCCAAACAAAAAGAATTAAATGCCGCAACAGCAGAAAATGCGGCTCGTTTGTTTGCTCTAGACTTACAAAACACAGCTATTGCAGATGGTATTAAGATGCAGGCTGAGTTGGCCAAGTTGACGCAGACAGGCGATCAACAGCGCATCACAGACCTAAACACACAATTAGAATTATTGGCTAGACAAGAAATTGTTCGTCGTCAAAGTTTGCTAAAGCCCGGCGAAAAGTTAGATGCAACTGCACAAGCTAAGATCCGTCAGCAGGTATTTGATGCTAACAAAGAACTCATCGACAGCACAAATCAATTGATTGAAAAAGGACGAGAATTCCAAACAGGTTGGGAAGGTGCATTCAATCAATACAAGAGTGATGCATTCAACGCAGCCAATGAAGCAAGAACCTATTTTGAAACATTCAGCAAGGGTTTCGAAGATGCATTTGTGCGTATGGTAACAACAGGCAAACTAAGTTTTAAAGATCTAGCTAACACATTGATTGCTGAATTTGCTCGTGTGCAGGCCAAGAAATTGTTCTCCAACATGTTCGGTAACATGGGTGGTGGTGGAGGCGGAGGCTTCTTTGGCAACATCCTAGGCAGCGTGGGCAAGTTCTTCGGTGGACTATTTGCAGAAGGCGGTAATCCTCCGGTAGGCAAAGCCAGCATCGTTGGTGAAAAAGGTCCTGAATGGTTTGTTCCTAAAGTTGCAGGCACAATTATTCCCAATGACCAATTAGGTGGAATGGGTGGTAATCAAACAGTAGTAACTTACAATATTAATGCAGTTGATGCAGCCAGCTTTAAACAGATGTTGGCACAAGATCCCAAGTTCTTACATGCAGTAGCAGAAAAAGGACGCCGTAGTTATCCACAAGGAGCAATGAGATAATGTCTATACAAACAATTATTAACACAGCGCAGAGCATTGAAGCCAGTCGCCAAGCACTTGTGGCTAGCAGTATGAGCCGCAGTGGTAGATTATTTACAGGTGCTCGTAACTGGGCCAAGCCCTGGCGCTTTACTGTAACACCAAAACCTATTTGGAGTATTGCAGAAGGTCGTGCTATCATTGAAGCAGTAATGAACCCGGACAAGCACAGTGAACAAACTATTAAACTAGGACAAGGATCTGCCGCTTGGGTAACAGCATATCAAGGCTCTGTTACAGTCACAGCAGGTCAGCTAGATGGCATAACAGTGGCCAGCGCCACAGGCACTAGCATGGTCGTTAACTACACTGGACTAACAGATGGGCAGAATATTGTTCGAGCTGGAGATATCATACAACCGACAGGACATAGATATCCTTATGTTGTGCAAACCGATGTTAACGCAACTGGCGCTACAGGCACAGCAACTATTACGCTTAATAGAGGTTATTTGCCACAAACCGGTTACACAGTGGCAGGTGTTACTGTAACAGTTGGTGTCGATTGTTCTTGGCGTGTCAAAGTAAGTAAACTACCAACATACAGATTTTTACCTGGCCAGTTGGTCGAATTCACAGAAGAATTTGAACTAATCGAAAGTGTAATCTAATGGCACAGACAATTACAGCAGTTCAACAACCGGGCATTGAGCATGGTGTCTTAATCGACCTCACATTGCCTGATCCTATTACAGGTGCAGCCACGCTATATCGCATCAGCAACTGTTATACCAATGTAGTGCATAATGGCAACACTTACACCGCCCTAGGCGGTTTTCTAAATGTTACTGACATTGCCGGCGACTTACAAAAAACCAGCAATGATATTACACTGAGCCTAAGTGCTATTCCCAGTGAATACATTGAAGCTATCATGAAGCAGGAGATTAAAGGCGGCACTTTGCGTATCTATCGTGCTTTCTTTGATAGTGCTACACAAACAGTTTTACCTAATCAAGTGTTTCTTCGTTTCGATGGCTATATCACTAACTATGCTATACAAGAAGATGTTAACACAGAAACAGTCACGCATACTATTACAGTTACAGCATCAAGCATACTGGGTATTTTAGAACAGCGTGTTGCTGGCCGCAGAACTAACGAAAGCAGTTATCAAAGATATTTTGCCGAACAAAACATCACTAATAGCATTACCGCTGATCCCAGCATGAGCCGCATTGTTATTCTTAAGGCTGCAAGTTTTGATTTTGGAAAGAAGCCATCATGATTCGTGTAGCCACTAGATCCGACTTAAACACAGTAGCACAATTGGTTATTGATTTTCTACAGCACACTAGCTATGACAATCATTTGGCCAGTGGTGTGGATGAAACACATATTAAAAAATTAATCTACGCAGTTTTGCAAATGGGTAAAATTTGGCTCTATGAAAATAATAGTGTAGCAGTAGGTTTGTTAATTGCAGTTAAAGAACAAAACTTATGGATGCCCAGCAAGACCAGTTTGCGTGAACTTGTGTTTTATGTTAGAGAAGAACATCGTCGTGGACCAGCAGCCGGAAGATTATTTTTGGCTTTTTGCCATGAGGCCGAAACTCTGTTAAATAATGGAGAGATAGATGGATACCTAACTACTCGTATGGGTAGCACAGACAACTATAATTTAGAATCCAGAGGTTTTAGGTTAGTCGAAAATTTATATTTGAAGGATCGTTGATATGCCAGCTTTTACCGCGATAGGTGCCTATGTAGCAACCTCAATTTTTGGTTTAGCCGCTGGAACTCTAGCAGCCGCAGTGGTTGGTGGTATTGTTGCCACCGGCGCGGCAATGTTGACTAGTCGATTGATTAATGGTAGTCCCGGCAGTGGTGATCAAGGTGCCGGCGCTGGCGCTAGCCAAGGCACTAGGATACAATTAAGTCCCAGCACAGAAAATAAAATACCAGTCTTATATGGAGAAGCATACTGTAATCCAATTATCACAGATGCTTATCTAGACAATGAAAACAAGACCATGACCTATGTTATGGTTATTGCAGAAACATGTAATGTTGCAGGCGCCGGTTACACAGTGGGAGATATCTACTGGAATGACATGCGTTTAGTATTTGGTAATGGCAGCGATCCAAGCCGCGCTACCAAAGGTGTCAAGTATGTGGATCAATTACCCAATCAAGGTGTAGCAGAAGACTTTGAAGACACACACTTTGATGACCATGTCTACATTAATGTTTACGCAGGCAACACAAGTAGTGCAAAACAAATTTTTGGTAAAACACAAAACGCATGGGCTATTACACATTTAAGCAATCACTGGGACAGCACATATCGTTATGAAGGTCTAATCACAGCCGTTGTGCAGGTTAACTATGATGCTGAAAAAGGCTTTACTGGATTACCAACACTGACATTCAAAGTTAAAAACAGCATAGACAATCCTGCGGCAGTTCTAGCAGATTACATGACCAGTGATCGTTATGGCGCAAATATTCCATTGGCCAATATCAACAGCGCCGCGCTAGCAGACTTTGAATCATTCTGTAATGAAAGCGGCCCTTACATAGACATCAATGGTGTTAGCACCACAGGCAAGCGTTATGTGATCAACGGCCTAATTGATACAAACAGAACATGTAAAGAAAACATTGATACTATTCTACTAAACAGTGGCGCATGGATGAGCTATGATGTAGGCCTAGGACAATGGCGTGTTATTCCCAAGAAGGCCTTACCGGGCACAACTTGGAGTGGACCTTATCAAACAGGCACACCAACAGATCCCTTACCACAGATTATCTTTAATGATGATAATATCATAAGCGGTATCCAAATTAGTTCTACTAGATTAGACAACCTATATAACTATGCAGACATTGATTACTTTGACAAGTATAACAAGGATCAGCGTGGCTATGTTAAGATTGAAATTGACAGCGAACTAAGAAACTACAATGAGCCAGATAACGGCCTACGCTTGGCCTTAGACTTAACCAATAACAATGTGCAGGCAGAACGCTTGGCCAATATTGAATTGAAACAAAGTCGTGATGATTTAGTTATTAACTTTACTGCCAGCCACTATGGACTACAGGCACAAAGTGGTGATGTTATCTCGGTATACAATACACTCTATGGATGGTGTGAACCTACATATCCCAACGGCAAGTATTTCCGTGTATTGGGCACAGTAGAACGCGAAGTCAACGAAGGCACGCTAACACAAGAAATCCAAGCTCTAGAATACAACAGCGATGTCTACAGCAATGAGAATATCACAGAGTTTACTACCAGTGCTAACATCGGTATTATTCCTCGTAGCGGTAGTCCAAACATTCCTGCTCCTATTGTTACCATCGGCACTAGCAATCCCAACAGCGGTGTTCCTAGTTTTTCTATTAATGTGGAAATTCCCGGCAGTGGCGGTCCATATGATGAACTACAAATTTGGGTCGCAGAAGGCGATGACTGGGCTGGCACAGGCGGTGATGTTACATTTAAAGGACAGATATTCGGCACCATTTTGGATGTTATCCAATGGCAGGGTCCTAATGTTCTAAGAGCCAATGCAGAAACACCCGGCGTCTATACAGAGATTGCAGGGCAAAATGTTTTAGCCAATACTTATGTGCAGGCATTTGGTGCCACAGTTAGTCAGTATTATGGTAATGGTAAGACCGGACAATACACAATCAATCCAAGTCATCCCGCCAATACCGGCATACGCACAATGTATGGTTACATCAAAGATTCTAAATTTACCGGCACAGTTAGTGGTAAAATATTAACAGTTACCACAGTGGCCAGTGGCACAATTCAACTGCAAAGTTTGGTGCGTGAATTTGCAGATGTAATTAATGGCAGTCCAGCAAGTTTAAGCAACGACAGCGTAATCTTAAGACAGCTAACAGGCACCACAGGTGGTGTGGGCACTTATGAATTAAGCAAGGCCAGCACAATAGCCACAGCTACAGAATTTATAACCAGCAAGCCCTATCCTGCAGAAAGTTCTTATAATTATTACAAGAGTGTGTTTGCCAAGCCCGGCTTTAAGGGCTTGTTTGACCAGGGCGAAATTCGTGATGCAATCATTACAGGTTTACCTCCTAACAATGAAAACAAAAAATACTTTGTGCGTTGTCGTTTAGGTATTGGTAACGAATATGGACCACTAAGCGATATCGATGAAGTAGAGCTAGAAGCACCGACTGTTTACTGGAATCCAGACAGTCAATCGGCGTTAAATATAAAAACAGAACTTGTTAAGATGGATTTTGGCAAGTTTACAATACCACGCAATGGATTGTGGATGATGCGAACAGCACAGCAATTAGATGGTGGTAGACTAGCTGAATACAACAGAGATTACTTCAATATGGATTTGGGTAATTTTAGTCAAGAAGATGAAATAACATCCGAAGATGATATTCAAGATTTTACATACGACCCTAACGATTAAGTCGTATAACAGAAAAGGATAAAGATATGGCATTACAGATCCGTAGAGGAACTAACGCAGAACGATTAGGCATTACACTAGTAGAAGGTGAAATAGCTTATGTCACAGACTTTGAGTTAGTGACTATTGAAGTAACTAGCATAAATGTAAGCACAGATACATTAACTACAACATTGAATCATGGCCTAAGTGTTAATGATCAAATTAAATTTATTGGCAACTCAGCAAATGGCCTAGTTGCAGGCACAGTATATTTTGTTAAAACTGTGCCCGACGCAAATAACTTTACTCTAAGTGCAACACAAGGTGGCGCAACTTTTAACATTACTGGCACAACCGGATCTGTAAGTTTAACATTTGCAGTTGGTCCAACGGACGCACTGGGCACACCATATGGTTACACAATTAGCCCTGTATATGTAGGTGATGGAGTCACAGCAGGTGGTAATCCAGCTGGCGCCAGTGTGCTAGCAGATTTATATGATGTCGAAATTGGCGTATATGGTAATGTCGGCCAGTATGGCGAAGCATTAGATAATGGTCAATTCCTAGTATTCAATGAAGATACACTCAAGTGGGAAAATACAAATACTGTTAGCGTAACCGATGTAGCACAAACTCCAGAGTTTGTGCGCCAAACAACAGACAGCGCAGAAACTACCACAACATTAAGAACAGCTTTAAGAATTGGTAAAACAATCACAGATGGATCTAATGAAGATAATGGTGGCCCTGCTATTCTTTTCCAAACTACAGGATCAAACGGCACCAAGGGTGTGGTGCAAACAGGTGCCCAAGTTAACAGTTCCGGCAATCATGATTTTGTAGTTAGAGAAAGTAATGATGGATTTTCCACTGCTAATACATTAATAATCAGCAACCCTGTTCGAACAAGCATCAACGAGGGTGTGCTTTATGTAGACAAAACTAACAATAGAGTTGGTGTTAATAACACCAGTCCAACATATAGTTTGGATGTAGCAGGCAATGGCCGTTTTACACAAGGCGGAACATTTTCTAATACCACTGTTGGTGTAAGTGCAAGTGGCACTATTACTACGCTTTCTGGTGATTTAACATTGGACAGCGCCAGCGGACAAACAACCATTAACACCAATGCTGTTGTTGCAGGTGACTTAACTGTTACAGGTAATGATATTAAGAAAAGCGGTGGCACAACTGTTATTACATTCAGTGGCACTAATTTAACTACACTAGCAGGCGACTTAACTGTAACTGGCAATACCATCCGCGGCAGCGCAGGTGCAGATGCTATCGAAATCAGCGGATCCGATATCAGCACAGGTGATATTACACTTAACGGTGGTGACATTCGCAGTAGTGGCGGCGCCGTTGCTATCACAGTAAGCAGTGGCAATGTCAGCATGCCGGGTAACCTAACAGTTAGCGGTGATTTAACTGTTAATGGCACAACAACTAACTTAGACACAGTTAACCTTGTTATTGAAGATAACACAATTCTTCTTAACAAGAACGAAAGCGGCAGCGGTGTAACAGCAGGCTCTGCAGGTATTGAAATCGAACGCGGCACAGGCTCAAATGTCAGTTGGCTATGGAATGAAACAAACAAGTGGTGGTATCCAGAAGGCGATTTTGCTAACCAGACAGTCTGGGCAGGTAATTACCTAATTGCAGGAACAGGTTTAGCTACTAACGGCAATCTAATTATTTTTAACAACGAAGACAGCACAGATGCCAACTGTGATATCCAAGTCAAGCGTGGAACCGCAGAAACTTATGATGCATTTATTCGTTGGAATTCAACTGTAGACCGTTGGCAATTCAACAATGGTGATAATTTATTCCGCAATATGGTTATCAGCATTGATGATCTCAGCGATGTCACAATGAGCGGACCAAGCAAAGGTTCTTTGCTTTATCATAACGGCAGCGAATGGGTTAATGCAACTCGTCTAGAATTCAACACCAATGCGAATAGACTGCAATTGGTTAATAATGTGACTGGCGGAAACTCTGCTTTAGAATTATTAAAGCGTGGTGGATCCACTATAGCAGATGGTGAAGCAGTTGGCCAATTATTTGGTGCTATTACTACCGGCGATACAAAAACTCAAATGCACAGACTTTGGAGTGTGTATGATTCCAGTGGCAATCACGAATTCAAAATACAAAATGACAGCACCAACAGCTTTGGTTCTGGCAGCACAACTGTATTAGATAGTCTAAGCATTAGCAAAGTTGCATCTTATCTGCAAAGTGATTACCAAACATTTAACAGCGGTAGTGGCAACACTACATACCTAACATTAAATGGCGCCGGCAGTCAAGTGTTAACAGACTTTACTATTGGTAATGCCACTAGCGATAACTTAACTGTTAACAGTCAAGTAAACGGCAACATTACATTTAAAGCCACAGACACATGGACTGGTATTACCGGTGTTAACGGCACTAATGATGCATGGAAGATTGGTGGCTATGCCAGCGGCAGCAATGCAGGTGAATTAATTATTGCCACAGGCGATGATCAAAGTGAACCAATTGTATTCCGTCAATACAGTGGTAACTTTGACACAGGCGGTTATCGTCAAACTGTTATCATGGACGCTAGCGGTAATGCTAATTTCTGCGGCGAGATTGATACTATAGGTGCTGTCACAGTTGGCGGAACATTAACTGTAGAAGGCAGCGAAATTGTTCTTTATAACGACAGCGGTTTTAGAGTAGAGCGTGGCGCAACAGATGCAACATTTAAGTGGAACGAAGCCAATGACTTTTGGCAGACCAATTACAGCATATTTGCTAACGATGGTTTAATCTCCGGCAACTACCTAGCCACTAACGGCAATGACATTTACTTTAACAATGAGAATGGCACAGCTGGTGATGCTCGCATTACAGTCAAGCGTCCTAGTGGTGGTAATCCGCAGATTGTTTGGAGTCAAAGCAATGGTCGTTGGCAAACTACTGTTGACAGTAGCACATACTTAAATATACCAAACCAAAACTTAGATACAAACAGCGATGTTAATTTTGCTGGTGTTACTATTGACAATCGTGCTACATTTAACACTGGCGCAGTTACAACTACCAGCACATCAGCATTTACTCTAGACGAAACAAATAGAAATGCTATCAAGTGTATGGTATATATTAGCAGTGGCACAGACAGCCATGCAGTAGAAATACTAATCATGAGAACAGCCAGTTCTGCCATGATGACAACATATGGCGAAATGTATACAACAGCTCCGTTGGCTACATTTACAGCAGATCAAAGTGGTGGCAACATAAGAATCCGTTGCACACCAGCAAGTGCTACTAGCACTACATTTAGCGTTGTAAGATACAGCCTAACCTAATCATAAGGATTGTGTGAATTATGAGTAACGAAAAATTTAGAGTCAAATTTGGCTTACAAGTAGGCGATGACGCCGCAAGCATAGATACCAGCGGTAATCTTACAATGGCCGGAGATTTAACTGTCTCCGGTAATGAGATCAAAAGTAGCACTACAAATACTGCTATTACCCTAAATGATACCAGCGTGACTATTGCAGGTAACCTAACTGTGCAGGGAACAACAACCACAGTTAACAGTGAAACAGTAAACATTGCTGACAATATCATAACATTGAACAGCAATGTCACTGGCACACCAACAGAAAGCGCCGGTATTGAAGTTGAGCGTGGCACTGATCCTAACAGCTCAATAACATGGAATGAAATATCAGACAAATGGGAACAAAATCGTGGTGGCACTACTACAGTTATTCCTGTTAACACAACAGAATTAAATGAAGGCACGAATTTATACTATACAGATGCTAGAGCTCGTGGTGCGATTAGTGTCACCGATACTGGTGGTGATGGCAGTCTTGCTTATGATAATGGCACTGGTGTTATTACATATACTGGACCTAGTGCGACTGAAGTAAGAGCACACTTTACAGGCGGCACTGGAGTCACAATTACTGATGGCGAAATAGCAATTGGACAAGCAGTAGCAACAACCAGCGATGTTACTTTTGATGATATCACTGCCACTGGCACAATTAAAAACGCAGGCAAAGGTATCTATGCCGGTAGCAATAAAACATTCTCTACTGGTGATACCACAGATGTTTTCCGTTTTAGATCACCTACCGGCACAGATGATTATACAGCTATCACTGGTTTGTTAGCTTCTAACGCAGATAAAACAACTACATTAGGAGCAAGGCCCGGCGTAGCAATTCGTGGTTATGGACAAAATATTACAGGTGGCACAACTACAACTGTTGCTAACCCTGGTATTCATTGCGAAACAACGAGAGGCACTCCGTCTAATCCAATTGCCACAGGTTCCAACGAAGCCTTAGGTATTCTAAACGGTTACGCACAAGCAGGCACTACGGCAGGATCACCATACTGGGTCAGCGAAAATTATCCTGTTCCACAAACGCAATTTGTTATGGCCACCGTTCAGGCACAAAGTGCTACGCCAAGTGCCAGTGCTACATTTACAGCAAACTTTACCACCGGCACTACAATGACTGTCACAGCAGTAAGTAGTGGCACAATAACACCCGGCCATGAAATGCGTTATAACAGCGGTGGCTCTACAAGTTTTAGATCTACTAACACTTATGCTATCGCAAACCAAATTACCAGTGACCAGCCCGCAGTAGCAACAACCACAGCAACTACAAATCAATTTCCCACAACTAAAATTATTGTAGCAGATGCCACAGGCATAGCAGTTGGACAATTAATCACTGGCACCGGCATCCCAGCTGGCACTTATGTTAGTTCTATCAGCGGCACAACTATTACACTGAGAACAGCTAACAACAGTCCTGCTTTAACAACTGCTAATTTAACCGGATCTACTGTAAACTTTTATACAGCAGGTGGCACTGGAACTTATACTATAAACGCCAGTCCATATACAAGTTCACAAACAGGTGTTAGTGCCAGCACTTATGCGGTGACATTGGGAACGGTTGTTCTAACAAGAAGTCAACCTTCCAGCACAGCATTGACAGCACAAAGTCGTCCTACTACCAGCCAATATACAGGAACTACCAGTGCTTGGACAGCTCAATCAACATATACTACCAGTCACTTTGTTTGGAGCACTTGGCCCACAACGGTCACAGGCGGCACTAACAAAACATTAGGCTTCTTTGGTCCACAGAACAGCGGCATCAATGCTGATAGAACTACTTTTAGTAGTTATAGCAATCCTGCGCAAAATGTCCAAATTAGTTTTCCAGAATTACAAAACGATCAAAATTTGCTGTTGAATATGAATATGAAGACCAGAAGTTCAACTACTTTTCCGGTCATCAACTTTACAAACCAACGCACACTAGATAATGTTAACTACACAGCAACACAGGTTGGAGACTCATTAGGTGCGTTTAAATTTAATGGTAATGCTTATACCGGAACAAGCTCAGGTGTTCCAGCTGGTCCGGCGGCACAGATTAGTTGTATAGCTACTGAAGATTGGAGCGGCACAGCCAACGGTGCTAAATTTACCTTTACTACTATCAAGCAAGGAACAACCGATGACTTGACCGTTATTGAAGGCAGCTCTAACCAAAGTTATTTCCGCACCGACGCACTAACCTTTCAAGATAGCAATTATCAATCGCTCAAAGGTAATGCTATCACATATAGCCGTAGCATACTAAGTGTTCATAACCACTCTACTATCGCGCCGGCAGCAGTGGATACTGAATATACTATAACATTTGACGAAACACCACACGAAAGCAACAACATTACTGTAGTCAGCAATAGCCAAATCACTTTTGCTACCAGTGGCGCACACCGTATGCGTTTTAGTGGACAAGCAGTAAACACAGGCTCAAGTGCCGCACATACCTATGTTTGGCTAAAGAAGAACGGCACAGACTTAGCAGACACAGCAAGAAAAGTTACGCTTCTAAAATCCAGTAGTGGTGACAGCCAGCAGTTGGTTGATTTGGAATGGATCATAAATCCTGCTAATGGTGATTATTACACATTACATTTTGCCAGTGATTCTACTAATGTAAGTTTAGAAGCAACCGCGGCAGGTGTGCCCAGTGGATTTACCAATACTAGCATACCAGCGGTGCCAAGTGCCACGCTAATCGTCATGCCAATAGGTGCTTAAATAATGCAGTTATACATTATCGGGCCAATTGTTTTCCAGATGATTGCAATTGGCCTTATATTAGAAACATTAGGAGTAGACTATGAGAAACTTACCAACCCGGGGCAGCAGAACCAAAACCAACAGGGGCAAGAAGCCGCCTAAAAAGTATTGAGGTATTTTTATGCCAGTTCACAAGGTAACTAAAGATGGAAAAACAGGATATAAATGGGGCACTAGTGGAAAAGCCTACTTCGGTAAAGACGCCAAGGAAAAGGCGCAACAGCAAGCTAGGGCAATTTACGCTAGTGGATATCGAAAGAAAAAGTGATATGAGTCAAGAGGAACGAGATTTGGCCACGCATGTAGAAATATGCGCCCTACGCTATAAAGGCATTGAGGAGAAGTTTGATGGGATTGAGAAACGACTCACTAAGGTGGAGACTGATATCTCTACTATTAAAAACACAATGCAATCAGGGTTCAGTGATATTAAGATCCTTTTGGAAAAGCAAAGCAACGCCAGATTCATTCAAATGACTGCAACATTTGGCACCATTGCGGCAGCTATTATAGGTGTTATAGGCTACATCATTACTCACTGATTCGGGCCCTTAAATACGGCTATGAAAATGAGAAGAGTATGGCATGGGTATTTGGAAAAATACCCAGCCGATCCAGATACTGCATTAGCAAAATTGCTTCATTGGCACCGTGGTTATAAACCAACTGCCACCAGCGCCTATCCTGAACCATTTAATCTTATAGCGGCCAGTGCATGGCGCACACGGCCCGCTATTCCTGATTATAAACATGCTATTATTTTTAAGGATGAATCTACGGACTATTGGGTTATAGCTATTGGAACTATAGACTTGGCACATGCTGATATACATGCATGGATGATGAAAGAATTTAGTTTAGGTGCAGTTGCAGTATGGACTAATGATGGCGCACTATTTCCTAGACCACAACCAACATACTATGCCATGGATGATGAGCCCGGCACAAATGGCTCTGTAAGCAAAGATCCTGTGACACTGACACAGCGTTTATTGGACATGGACAAGTATCGTGTGGGTGAGCTTGACCTAAAGCAATTCTATCCAGAAAAATTTAAGCTAACGGAAAAGCATTTAGTTATACTAGCAGATTACAAGCCAGACTCGCAGGGCAATTATCCTACTAGGGCTAGGACAAAACCAAAAAATCCAAAATTACCTGGCCAGGGCAGTGGTAACAGTCGTTGTGTTTATACACCTATGGGAGTATATCCCAGCATTAAATTGGCCGCGGAAGCAAATGGTATGACCATGAGCAAAATGTATGCTAATATCAGCGGATCGGTTCAAGGTTATGGTTATCTAAGTAGAGAAGAATATCTTCGACAGACAACATTAAATATCAGTGAAGATACACAGAGTGTAGCTTCCAACTAGTTCTACAGAGTAGTGCTAGAGACCTTTTGTAGATTACTTGCAAGTTTGACTACACTGGTCGTAATTTAATATGTTAATATAATTGGCCACACTTTAACCGGTGTGGCTTTTTTTAACCAAAAAAAAAGTCCCAGTGGAAACGCTGGGACCAGGTCTGAGGATAAAAAGCCTAATGGCCTTTCTATATTACTTATGCGGCCTTTTGGATGCTACCGGGATAGAATTTGTCCGGATGCTGTTCGCACCACTCACACCACCAAACATGTTGGTCACCTGCAGGCAGCAAGTCCATGCTCTCCCAACCATCGGGCTCAAACTGCCGCCAGCCTGCATGATCAATGTATTCGCTGGCAAACAAGTGACGGGCGGCATCATATTCAGTCATCTCCACCGGCAAGCGAATCATCAAGACATGCTCATGACCGACCTTACGCAGATGTTTACTGCGACCAACATCGTTAGCAAAGCGCAGTTTCCACTGGCCCTTGTAAAAACTCCAACCTGCGTATGTATAAGTCTTGCTCATTTTATTGCTCCAGTTCCGCATCAAGTTTGATAGCGTCTAGGGTAATTTGCAAGAACTCTTCAAAAGTCTTGTCAAAGTTACCAGTTGCCCACAAGTCCTTTGCATCGCTAACAATGCATTGAACTTCTACAAAAATTGCCATTTGCTCTTTCGTCATTTTTAGATCCTTTCTTGAATGACTATGGACGAAGCACTATTGCTTGCGTCCATGTATTGATTATAGTCTC